AGCATACTTCCTCGCTTCGCTAGCATACTTCCTCGCTTCGCTAGCATACTTCCTCGCTTCGCTAGCATACTTCCTCGCTTCGCTAGCATACTTCCCTAGCATACTTCCCTAGCATACACTGAAATACGTCGTGAAGAATCCCTGAAGCACCGCAAAAACTAACATAATCATGACAATACGCACCCAATCTGTTCCGGATGGATTTGTAAAGTGAAACCCCGCAACACTTTTACCGTTTGAATTACCACTGGAGGCGGAGGAGGATGCGTCGTGATATTTACCAATATTATAATGGATTACATTTTCAATGACGTTGAGCACAATAAAGACTAGGAATGAAAAGAAAAAAATGTGTAACGTACCTGATTTGAAATATTTCTTGAAAATGAGTTCGAACATATCAAAGTTATATTATATGTTGATATTATATCATCAAATAATGTGGACGGAAGAAGAAATACAAAAAGATGCCAACGAAATACAAAGTTCAATACAAACTCTCATGCGTGATTATAATGCGAAATCAGAACGGACCATCCGGTCTAGAATAACGGAAAACAAAGAAAATACTACCGGATTCTTCAAACACTTTTATGAAGCGTTACGAAAGGCGGAGTATGAAATGTATCATCAGTTCTCGTCGTCGTCGTCGTTATCCGTAAATAACGACGAATCGATAAAAGGTGCTAATTTAACGCATGAAATCAACCAAATAAAGAACTCTGCGAATGATTTACCGCATCCTCGTATGTTATCAGATTTACAGCGGGAGTATGAACGTAAAGTCGGTAGGCATGCTGATACCGATAACGATACTGAGAGTGAAAATAGTCGCTATATTCCGTATAAAGTATATCAATACATTCGCGAAAAAGCGGAATATTGTATTCGTTTTCAAGCGAAAATCGGCGCAAGGGATGTTTCACTTTTTTTCATAACATTTCCCGAGTCACATATTTCGGTGTGTAGTAAAAATGGAGCGTCGTCGTCGTCGTCGTCGCCGTCCTATTTATGTGCTGCGGAAATCGCGATCTATCAATTGTATGCGTATAAAGTATTTATTTGGATATCGATTGTGGGCCAATTGGCGAATAAAGAATGCTCCGAAAAACTCGACGTCTATTTTTATATGACTCCTTTCAAAAAGGAGCGCCCGCGACCCACCAACGACGACAGCATTCTCTCGGCAATCCATGTAAATACCGGCGTTACTCGAAACTGTGAAACGCATGGCGAGATTGTCGTATATCGCACAGAGGAATGGTTCAAGGTATTTGTTCATGAATCGATGCACAATTTCAATATGGATTTTATTGACTTGGATTTACGCGAGGCGAATGAACGCATGCGCCAGACATTCTGTATTCCACACGGTGATATTTTACTATTTGAAACATACACGGAAGCGTGGGCGCGAATTATAACTGTCATGATTAATACGTATTTTAAGAAAGAACCGACCGAAGACTCACGCGGACATTTCATACGAAGTGTTCGAGAGAAACTCGCCAAAAACGCGGTATTCCACGTTTATCAAATCGTGAAAGTGCTTGATATCATGAAATTGAAATATTCGGATATTACGTCGGAAAATATGGATGTGTGTCGAAAACGATACAAAGAAGATACAAACGTATACGCGTATTATATACTTGGCGGTATTCTCTCGGCGTATGCTCTTCCATTCATTTGCTGGTGTTGTGATAACAACCGACGCCGCAGTCATAGCGGAATTCAAGCGATACGATTTTCACAAAGTAACGATAATCTTCAACACTTCGTTGAACTTGTTTGTCGCGCTGCGAAAGATCCCGTATTATTGAATATGATATCGTTTATAGAGTCGGCGGCGTCGGCGTCGTCGGCGGCGGCTTCGGCGCGTCGTATAAATACAACGATGAGAATGACCCCCGATTGATGTTAGTATTACAAAAATACCATAATACAAAAATTGAATATAAATCGATGTATTTGTTATATATCATCGCTATCATCATGTCGCGTCCTATCCCTCAAACCTCCGTTGGAAGACTTATTGGCCTTACGGTCGATAATCCTAAGTATTACACCGCGTCGGCGGCGTCGGCGTCGCCCCCTCCGCCTCTCATCCCGATTTCGGCGGCGAATAACAACAAATACGGCGACAACGGTGACGAGCTTACGATGCTTTGGCGTAATATCGCCACTTTATTTGCCAAGAATGATAATATTGAAAGCGACATCGAAACCCAAGGCGAGGCTACCAAGCGCTGTACGGATGAGGTATATCAAGAGCTTCAAGAGCTTAGAGAGGAGTTCAGACAACTTCAAGCCAAAGAAGAAGAGGCGCCGCAACGCAATGATTCTGAATCAGCATCATCGTCTTTGGCACTTGTTCGCAAAATCCGGAAATATGTAAATAAGAAATGCGCGGAAGTGCGCGAGACAGTGTCATACGGTGCCTACAACGCAGATAATGAAATCTTCGATTACGTCAATAAGACGCGCGCCGAGTTTGAGGCCAAGAACAAGAGTTTGGAAGATGAACTCAGAAAGGTATATGAAGAAATGGAACTGCTCAACGAGACATACTATCGCGATTATGAGATGTTTATGCAGCGCGAAAACGACATGATGGCAAAGTTGGATGCCGCGGTGAAACAAAGTGAGGCGACAAACCAGCGAATGAAAGACTTCGAAGATATATTCATGCGACAGATCCAACAGGCCCGAATTTATGCCGACACACGTGTTGCGGGGGATTTACGCGAGGAGTTCTCGAAGGCGATTTGCCGTGAGGTCGAATATGAAAGCAACAATTGCGCTAAATCGATCCAACGCGTGAATGATGACATGATCGGTCTTATTGCTAATTCAAACGAAGTGGCCACTCAACGGATTAACTATCTAGAGGACTTCCTTCTGAATGAAATCAAGCAGGTACAACTATACTCAGATACGCAGGTCGCGAATAGTTTGCGCGTGGAGTTATCGGACGCGATCTGCCGTGAGACCGACAGAGTAAATGATGATTTGACCGCTCTTATTACTCGGTCTAACCAGTATCACTCGATGCGGTATTTCGGAACGGTGGAAGATGTGAAGCAATTGCGCGAGACATGTCAAACGCTGAAACAAAGTATCGGAATGGTGGATGCGGAGTTGTCCGATACGAAAGAGACGGTGGAGCAATTGAAGGATGATTTGAAAGAACTCGACGACGATGTTTATCACGAATTGGACCGAGATTACTATGACTTGAAGGATTATGTGAAACATCGGATGAGTCGTCACGAACGTCACAAGCATCGCGAGCCCGCGCTCATGGAAGAGGAGGCTGGTGATGCGTTACAGATGATTGTCGACGAGTATGATGACCCAATTGTTGAATATGTTGGTCCGATTGAGCCGATTCCTACTATTCAAGGCCAGCAGCAGGAAGAGGATGCGACTGATGAGCATGTCATCATAATAGACGGGGATATGATTATTAGTGACGACGAAGAAGAAGAAATCGTACATACGTAAAGCAGCAGCATCGCGGATAACGGAACGGCCGCCGCCGTAATAAAATTGAATCAAATATGTTTTTTTATGTTAAGAAGTGTCTTCACGTAAAAAAAGTAGAGAATGGGCGTTCGCAATTTGAACAGATTTATACAACACAAGTGCACGAATGCGTCATCACGTATTCATTTGAGGGAATTATCCGGAAAGAGAATCGCGGTGGATACAAGTATTTACATGTACCGGTATTCAGGCGAAGGTGCGTTATTAGAGAATATGTACCTCATGGCGTCGGTGTTTCGACATTACAATATTCACGCAGTGTTCGTATTCGATGGGCCTCCTCCTCCTCAAAAAACAGAGGTCATCGAAATGCGTAAACGAAAAAAGGACGCAGCGAAAAAGCAATACGACACACTTCTTAAAATCGCGAAAGAGAGAAAAGACGCATCCGGATGCGAAATAACCACGACTGAACTTGACGACATTGAAGAAACGATGCGCGAGCTGAAAAAGCAATTCGTCCGCCTGAGAGATTGCGATATATCTGACGTGAAAGAATTGCTGGTGAGTTTTGGATTTGCGATCGTCGACGCAGAAGGGGAGGCCGACGCATTATGCGCCAAGCTATCGATAAAAAACCGCGTCGATGCGTGTCTCAGCGATGATACGGACATGTTTGTCTATGGATGTCCCACAGTATTACGGAATATTAGTTTATTAAACCATTCAGTAGTGAGTTACAGTATGCCGGAAATTCTGAAGACATTATCTCTAACGCAGCAAGAGTTCAAAATGATGTGTGTTGTTGGCGGTACAGATTATTCACGGTGTTTGCCGGATTCTTCTTCATCGTATGTCTCGCCGGAGTTGGTTTTCAAGAAAATAACAAAATTCAAAACACTCACCGCAAAAGAGCAACAAATATATCATGACAGCGGTGGCGGCTTTTATGATTGGTATGCTGAACAACCGTCGCAACATCCGCAGCAGCAGCAGCACAATGGCAGCAGCAGTAACAAAGGTATTACCGACATTGGGTCAATAACGTATATCTTAAATGAAACCATGTTCGACATATCAAATAGTAATCAATACAAGCAATTAGTAGTACTTAATCGTGAAAATATTCAAAAAACACGTATCGTCGAAATAATGATGAAGGAGGATTTTATATTCATCGAATCATCGCCAAGCGACGACCTTATTATCAAGTCGCTTTCATCCGGTGCCGGATCAGTCACTTCTTCGCCGGTATATGGTTTGGACCAAAGTCCAGATAAACACGCAAATCTAATCGCAAATGAAGTTTATGGGATAGATGCGTCGTCATTTCAAGAATTACATACATTTCATAAGAAGCAGGAGCGCAAGCGCAAGAAATAACACAACGAATGGAGTGTAAAAGTATTTGAATTATTCGCACCGAAGGGAATAAATGAACGTAACGCGGCACCACGTTATATTCATTTTGTATTTTGTATTTTGTATTTTGTATTTTGTATTTTGTATTTTGTATTTTGTATTTTGTATTTTGTATTTTGTATTTTGTATTTTGTATTTTGTATTTTTGTTTTATTCCAACAAAGAATGGCTTGTTGTGAATGAATTAGGCCTTGACAGCGCCACCAGCAGCGGCAGCAGCGGCGGCAGGAACCGACTTAGCGAAGTGAGCAGCCATGTACTTCTGAAGGTTGAAGTAAGTGAGCTCCTCGCCCTTCTTCAGCTTGAGAAGCTTGAGAAGCTTGGCGTCGGGGTTAATCTTGCGACCATTGTCCTTATCCTGCAACTGCTGAGCGCGGATGTAGGCATTGACCTCACGAGTAACCTCAGTGCGGGCAAGAACACTGCCCTCGGGCTTACCCAAGAATGCGGCCAACTCGTTGGAAATCAGAGTGGGCTTCACGAAACCGGAGGGGGCGCGGTTAGCATTGGTCTTGCGACGCTTGTTGGCCTTGTTGGCAGCACGAAGCTCACGAGCATGCTGACGCTTCAACTCATTCACCTCGGCGCGGATGGAAGCAAGAACAGCCTGAGCGCTCTGAAGCTTGGTAAGAACGCTAGCGTAAAGGGCGGTGCTAACAGCGCCATCGACCTCGGCGACGGGGGTAGAAACCTCAGCGCCATCAACGGCGGGAGCAGGAGCGGCCACAGGAGCGGACTCAGTCACGGGAGCGGCCTTGGAAGCCTTG